GCGTACTTGGTCATTATATATAAAGAAAAATCTAGATTGTATGGCGCACCTACATACTGATATGCTTGGGATTCATTATTTTCAGAAACTTGCCCACTTATTCTTTTTACAGAGTTAAGTTTTCTAGATCCATCGTATTGCATGTTAGTAATTTCAAATGCCATACGAGGAAGTGTAATAGCAGTCTTTCTATTTAATTCAGGATCCTGATTAAGGCGAGCTAGAAACTTTTGATATGGGCCATATGATATAGGTACTATCATTCTCTGCACTTCATTGCCAGTTGTCGCATCATAACGCGCAACGTACATCTTATTGAACATTGTGCCAAATAATGCTATATACTTTTTAGTAGTTGCATTATAAAAATGATTTACTACAGCCATTTATTTTCCTAATCTAATATATTTTACTTTATGATATTTTAGTATAACTAGCATTTAACTTCCATATTAATTTTTTACACCGATAAAAATATGACTGTATCTAATTGCTGTCCAAACATCGGAATTAGTAGAACCATAACTTGTATTTAGTGCCGAACGTAAACTCGCGTTGCATGCACTAGCATCATAGGATACTAACACCACAATGTTACCACTAGACACTGCATTTAATGCTGATGCTAGCACTGTTGCATTATTTGCATCAATGTATGTATCATACTGAGCGGCAGAAGTAACTACATCACCATAGGGATTTAATACAACTAGTGTATGACCACGATTTTCGGTGTTGACTATTTCTATATCATTTACTACAATACGAGCAGGTTGGTAGCTTGGTACATCATATGTTGATGACTCTGCGTAAATTTTATTACCGCTAACATATTGCGTAGTTGATATAGCTAGGGTTGAGCCGATTGCTTCGTAGAATGTAAATTCTACTGCATTTTGGCTCGTACTAAAGTAGTTCATTAAGATGCCAGCCATTATGATAGCCCAGATCCGTTAATGAACCAAGTCGTTGCAGCAACTTTGACCAATGTAGCCATACCATACGCAGCTAGTGTTCTAGTTCCTGTAGAACCTACACCACCAAGATACATCGTATCTGATGTGATAGCAATAGTAACTGGATTAGCAGTTGGTCCTGCGATAATAGCAATAGTAGTTCCTATAGGGAACGCAGTTGTCTCATTAGAAGGCACAGTAATAGTTTGTCCTGCAGCTGATACATATATGTGCTTACCTTGGTCGTCAGCAGCTAACGTGTAACTTGTTGAAGTGGGATTCTGTGGCATACCAATGTATCCTACATTGGCTGATGTAGTCGATGTAGTACCTTCACTTGCCACGCCAGTCCATGCTGTAGTTTGTACTGTAGCGTCTGGGAATGTCAACCCACCATCTTCACCAAATTCCCATGTGCTTGGTGATGCAATGCCAATGGTGAATGTAGTAATAAGATTGTTTTCATTTTCAATAGTTATAACATCACCGTTAGCATATCCACTACCAGCTGTGTTTATAGTAATAGTGTCAAGATATCCACTTCCTTCTGAGCTTGCATTTACAGTTAGTCCAGTGCCTGTGCCGCCTGTTGTAGCTAGATTGGTATAGGGACTACTGTTCCAACCGCCAGCACTGGCTATATTAGAAATGCTATCTGGTATGCCGGGCGAAACATTTATCGCGAACGCTTCGTTGGTAGTTATCGCGCCATCCGTGCCAAATGTCAATGTGTGTTGGGTACTAGTATTGTAATTGTAACTGTTTAGTTCAATGCCGCCGTCGATGGCTGTTCGTATATTGTGATCATCCGTGCCTACAATAATGGAAGTGTCTGTCAAGTCACCTGTAGTCAAGTGTAGGTGATAATCTGTGGGCTCCGGAGGAAGTCCACCTTTGATGTATAGCGCTTGATTGAGTGAATCAGCTTCAGCAGGTGTAATTACAATAGTAGGATTTATACCTACTGTTGTTTCTGAGATGGTGCCACCCTGAGGTAATGTTAAGTTACCGTTATTATTAAACTCCCATGTGTAATCCCATGTATCTCCACCGTTGCCATCTGCACCGCGATAATTTTGGATATATGCGCCATTATCTTGAACATAAATATAAGCATTTTGATTTGAGCTTGGATTGATTTGCCAAACTCCATCTGCACCGTGGAACCACAGACTTGAATAGTTACTGCTCTTGAGTTCGATACTATTAGTTCCGCTATTTATAGCATTGTTTGGGAATGTTATGCTTCCGTCACCCTTAAACGTAAATGCGCCACCGTCTAAAAGTAATTGTATGTCGTTATTTGCGTTCTGATTATTGTATATGATTAAGGGTGAACCACTAATTTGAGCGTCTACGCGTGGAATTTCTATACCTGCATCACTCTCACCGCCAGGATCGAGATACATGTTATAATCGCCCCACCCACCAGTGTCTGGGTTGTCTTTGGTGCCAAAAATGCCAGTTTCAAACTTATAAGTACTTGTGACAGTATTATCAACAGTACCTGCGCGAAACACAGGGCGAAATGGAATTTCAATCCAATCGCCGGCAGTGAAAACAGTAAACGGATTACTTTCAGTACCAATGTATGCCCACATATTTGCGTTAGCGATATCACTATCAGTATAAGTGCCGCCACCGTCAAATAATTCAACTTTATCTATGTACCCATCGCCGTCCAACTCACACGCATATTCTGCACGACCAGTTGATGTACCGTTGATATCATAATCGTTATAAGTTGGATCATCTATGACTATAGGCGAAATGATAAATGTATTTGCTTGGTTTACATCAGTTCCTTCGACCTCTTCCACAAAATAAGTGGTCGCAGCAGTTATACCAGGAATAACAACATTGGTTGTGCCTGCTTCTAAATCAAGTCCACCAAGACGTAATTTAGCACCTTGTATTTCGAATGATTTTTTTGCCATATTGTTTATTCCTTAATCGCTTGATGATATTTCGATTGCGTGTACTTTTGCCGTTACAGAACTAGTTAAGCTAGTTGGCAAACAAGTTATTTCTATTCTGTTGGTTGTAGCATTCCATCTGCCGTCAAATGTAGCTAAAGGAGCTGCTCCACTGTAAGTCACGCCGTATGCAGTAACATGAACTATATTATTAACATACCCTTTTACAGCAATGATATCGCATGCTTGTGTTTCCCACAAACCACTTTCTGATCCTTCTACTATCACGAATAACTTAATCGCGTGCTGATAAGGGCCAGTTGACGTATATATTGTAGTTTCTAATCCGTTTGTGCAAAGTGTAGCATTTGTCTGATTCTGTATAACATTATTACCAGGATGAACCATACTACCATCTGTACCAAAGTACCAAATGTAAGTAGTAGGATCATTAGGGTCTGTTGCGTCAACTGATTCTAAAGTAATTCCTTCTTCGCTGCTAAAATGAAAACCCATTCCTGCTTGAATGCGCGAGTTACCATTTCCAAATAATATCGGTTGCCCACTAGGTAATGTTAAACTGCCATCTATACCAAACGTCCATGAATAATTATTAGATGTAACTACAATATCGCTAGCTGAAGTAAGAATTGTGTCTACTGATAATAAATTAGTCGTATCAGTAAATTCAGATATATCAGTTGGAGTATTGAGTATATCCACGTAATCAACTGGTGTGGCTACTTGGCTATTAAGAGTAGATACGTTAATAGTAAGTGTACCTATTTCGCTGGTGTGGGAAGCAACGTTTGCATACAATTCAGTAAAGTTAGCGTTTGTCTTAGTAAATGCTGTTCGTAAAGGATCACCGGTTCTATCATTAGCCGTTGTCCCTATGTTAATATTCTGTCTTGCCATATTATCCTCTTATACTATGTCGCTAGTAATGCTACTATCGTCTGCTGTAAATCTTGTTCCATCAGCGGATACGTGATAATCTGCGGGTGGGTAAATAACTTCGCTAAATGGATCTATCTCAGTAAAGTCAATAATATCATTTCCGGTTTCTTCATAGAATAAGTTCTTTGCTATAGGATCAACGTCATACATATCTTCTAGATTTGATATGTTATCAGTTCTATGTTCTGCATAATGATTATCAATATCTTCGATATTAGTTTCAAATCTTTCATTAGAATATTCAAACAATTCGCATTTAAGATCGTATACTTGAAGAGAACCAGTTTGATAAAAGACGGATTCGTGTTCTACAAAAGTTATCTTAAAGAACTTATTATTCATAGGCATGTAGATTAGATCGCCTTCACGAGGACGAATTATCTCTGGCTTTAATCGAGTTACAAATCTTTCAAAAGTTCTATAAGCAATTGTGAAAGTTGCTGTATCGCGTATCTGCAATCCAAACTTAGAAAGGAAGTCTCCTTCACCTTGGAAACCATCAACAGATTTGATGTACAAGTCTACATTATATGCAGAATCAAATACAGTTAAGCTATCTTCATTTAATATTTGATCAAAGGATGAAGATGTACGAGATACATAAAATGTATCTACGCCATACACCTGTATGCTTTCAATAACAAGATCATCGATTAATTGCTGCTCGTTAAAGAAGCTATAGTTTGAAAAGAATGGATTCGTTGCCATTAATTATCCTGTGAAGTTATATACTAAAGGCTGAAGCGAACTCTTTGCGCTTTCTTCCATTTCTTTTCGTTCTTCTCTAGCATCGCTTAATATCTGGTCGCCGTTAAACGTAACTCCACCTACTAACTGCATGTTTACAAACTTAGTAAGATTTGAACCCCACTGTTCTTTAATAAGAACCGTAGCATAATTTTGAAGCCATCTATCACCCCAGATATCTGGATTTGCTTCATCGAGTGGCGCATATGCTTCTATCATAATAAAGTAACCAGGTGTTAATTTTTCTTTACTCTGATCAATGTACACTTTATTACTATGCTTATTATATCTTATGAGAGGCCAACCTACTAACCATTCCTGTATGAAACGAATGTGTTGCATAGTCATATAGTAGTTCTGAATAGAATATCCAGTAAGATCTTGAAGATTATTTAAAACGAATTGATACGTTACGTTAAACATACCAGTTCCAGTAGATATGGATGAAGATAGATCAAAGATACGAACCACACCTAATAGTTTTGCATGCTCAGTATTATTCAAGTCTACGTATCCATTATCAATATCTTCTTGAGTTAACATATGTTTTAAGTATACTAACTCAGAACCATTATAATGATAGTCTTGCCAAAACATTAAAGCTTCGTCAACACGATCATCGATCTGTTCATCTGAAACGTTTATTTGAATTACAGGAGAACCTAACTTTCGCAAGCAGTACTGTTTAAATTCGCTTTTTGTAGTCGGTTGAGCCATCTTTTCCACCTAAAAATATGAGAGCGTTCTATGTATTTATATTTCCATGAACAACACTTTTTTAGTTGACATCTTTTCTATAGTGGATATAATAGATTTATCTGTTTAAACTTAAACTCTGATAATATCTTCTTCGATACAGTTAATGCCATATTGTATCTCAACTATCCTAACTTCTTCTTTTGTGTTATTGATTAATTGATGCCATTCTTCTTTCATTATATGAATCTCATCATTCTTTTCAAGAACGGAACAGTTTAGTTGTTCAAGATCTGTCCCGTGATTAACTGTTGCTATTCCATAGGATACAATCCAGTATTCACTTCTTAAATTATGTTTCTGAAGACTTAAAGACTTCCCTGGTTCAACAACTAATTCTTTAACTTTTAGTGATGGCCCATCAGAATGAAGAACGCGATAGTGTCCCCACTTTCGTTCAGTCTTTGGATTCTTCCATTCAGTGAGTATCTTTGATGAAGAATTCATCTTATGTTCACCACCAATTCCAAAAACAAATTCAAGTCTTTTTGAATCTTCATTTGTGGTATGTATTTCCATTTCAGGAATGTTAGACTTGCTTCTATCTCCACCATTTGCAAAAACAATTTTAGAATCTGTATACGCATTGAGACAGTAACGTATTGCGTCCTTTGCCGTTCCATCCGTGTCATCAAAAACTATGACGGCATCAACCATCGCAAGGTTTTTAATTATCTCTATTCTTTCGTTTATATCCATAAATGGCTGACCTTTTTTACGAGTCAGCCATTCATTACTATTTACACCAACTACTAGTAAATCACCAAACTTTTTAGCTTCGTTAAAATACGCTATATGCCCGCTGTGTATAGGGTCGAATCCACCAGTCACTAATACTACTGTATTTTTCATTCTATGTTCTCCATTTTTCTAAGTCACAATGCTTAAATAAACCTTCACCCCATGCAACATCGTATTCCTGATCTGCCCACCATCTAGAAATAGATGGTTCCAATAACATATCATCGTTGGATACAAAGTTTTCTATCGTGTTGATTAAAAAATTAGTATTAAAGATAGCTGGATTATTTGTCCATGTTGACCACCTACTCGTGGTTACATAATGATATTTATGCTTTTTGATCTTATCTGGAAATTGCCTGTCAGGATGTTCTATCCAATGAACGCAATCCATTAGATGAGGCGATATCAATCCAGTGTTATCATCATAGTGATTTAATTCGTTTCCTTTATATACTTCGGAATATACAGGATGACCAGGATTTCTTCTTGATCTTAATCTTACTGAGTGATACCCTTCGCCAAGTAGATCCAACGCAGAAGTTAGCCTCATCTTTGTAGTATGATAGTTTTCAACGAGCTGCCAGTCGTGCTCTAGGAATATAAAGTTTTTCTCTTTAGCTTGTTCAGCCAAGAGAAGCATACTCTTTCCTATTCCTAT